AGGACAAGTTGTTGGACAAGGATTTTCTGGAAAGAAAACTCAGCTTGGCGTTAAGATGTCCAAGACAGTGAAAAAGGTCGGATGCCTTAATCTTAAAACAATGATTGAGGAAGATAAACTTTATCTGAATGATTATGAAATCATCAGTGAACTTACAACCTTTATTCAAAAGCACAATTCCTTTGAGGCAGAAGAAGGTTGTAATGATGACTTGGCAATGTGCCTTGTAATCTATGCCTGGTTAGTTGCTCAGGACTATTTTAAAGAACTTACAGACCAGGATGTTAGAAAAAGATTATATGAAGAGCAAAAAAATCAAATAGAACAGGATATGGCACCGTTTGGATTTCTCTCCGATGGATTAGAGGAAGAGAGTTTTGTAGATTCTGACGGGGATAGATGGCATGTAGATGAATATGGAGACATGGCTCATATGTGGAATTATATGACATAATGGAATTAGATAAGCAAATAAAACTTGGACATTTATTGTTCACTGATAGAAAATGTAGGGTTTGTGAGGAAATAAAAAATTTAACAGATGATTTCTATAGAACTCGTAAAGATAGAGGACCTGTTGCATCTTCATATTCTTACGAGTGCAAAGAGTGTACTGTGAAGAGAATAATAAAAACCAGAAAAAATAAATCACTTTCTGTTGATTGGCAATATCCAGATTGGTAATTTGTTCACTACACATTTCCCCCCCGTAAAGTAAATTTTTAATAAATATTTTCAGATAAACTGAGACTTCACGGAGAAAAACATGGCGACTCCTCAATTATCTCCAGGCGTACTCGTCAGAGAGGTTGATTTAACAGTAGGAAGAGTTGATAATGTTTTAGATAACATTGGAGCTATTGCTGGACCATTTCCAATTGGACCAGTTGATTTTCCAATTGACATTGCAACCGAACAAGATTTAATCAATACTTTCGGTAAACCAATTTCATCAGATGCTCAATATGAGTATTGGATGAGCGCATCATCCTATCTTTCATATGGCGGTATTCTGAAAGTTGTTAGAACTGACGGAACAACACTGAATAATGCTAATGCAGGTGTTGGTGTTGGTACTACAACAAGTTCAAAAATTAAAAATTATGACGATTATACAAATAATTGGAGCGAATCAACAGGATTTACTTATGCCGCAAAGAACCCAGGTACTTGGGCAAATGGATTAAAGGTTTGCTTTATTGATGATTATGCAGACCAAACAATTGGATTTACAACGACCAATTTGGGCACTTTAGGTGCTGCAATTGGATATGGAATTACTGCAGCACTTTCTAACGTTGTTGTTCCTGGTGCTGGCACAACCTCTTCTTTTAATGGATATCTGAAGGGAATCATCACTGGTGTTACTACCGATTCCACAAACGGAAACAGCACGGTTGATGTTCATGTTGTTTCAAGAGTTTCTACTGCTGGAACTGAAACTTTAATTAACTATGCTCAATCAGCAAGTTATGCATCTTTCTCGACTAGTAATACAATTAAGTTTATAAACAATTCAGGTATTGCTACTGGAATTGCATCAACGGCGGGAGTAACACCTACAACAGTTGTTGATTGGTACGACCAACAAACCTTAGGGCTTACAAATAGTACAATCTATTGGAAGTCAATTGCACCAAGACCAACATCTAACCAATATTCATTGGATAGGGCTGGCGAAGGTGATGGAATGCACATTGTTGTGGTTGATGATCTTGGAACAGTTACAGGAAATCAAGGTACACTTATTGAAAAGCATGTAGGCCTTTCAAAAGCACTTGATTCAGTTTCTTCTGTTAATTCTCCACAGAAAATCTGGTATAAGCAGTATCTTGCAGATTATTCAGCGCAAATTTGGGCAGGTTACAATCCTTCAAACGCTGCAGATGCTTTCTGGGGTACTGCTCCAAGAGCAGTTGCATTCTCCACATCATTCACACCATACACAACAGCACAAGGTCTCTGGGGACAAAATGCTCAGGGCGTAACCTTTAGTGCAATCGGAAACAAAACTTATAATTTAACTGGTGGTGTTAATTACTCTGCTGCTGGCGGATCTGCGACAACTCTTGGAGATCTTCAAACTTCATATAATCTTTTCTCCAACAAAGATAATATTCAAGTTGATTACTTGATCATGGGTCCTGGTCTTACTTCAAAATCAGACTCTCAAGCAAAAGCACAATATCTTATCTCCCTTGCAGAAGGAAGAAAAGATTGTATGGCAGTTGTTGGACCACATAAAGCAGATCTTGTTGGTGTTACAAATAACACAACTCAGACTACTAACTTGATTCAATACTTCAGTTCACTTTCATCTTCATCATATACCGTATTTGATAGTGGATATAAGTACACTTATGATAGATTTAATAACAAATTTGTATACATTCCTTGCAATGCTGATATTGCAGGTTTAATGACCCGTACCAATATCGTTGCATATCCTTGGTTCTCGCCTGCAGGACAACAAAGAGGAATTTTGAATAATGCAATTAAACTTGCATATAATCCTTCTAAGGCACAAAGAGATCAACTTTATCCTTTGAGAATTAACTCAATCGTCACTCAACCTGGCGTTGGAACTCTTCTCTTCGGTGATAAAACTGCTCTTGGATATGCCTCTGCATTTGATAGAATTAATGTTCGTCGTCTGTTCCTCACAATTGAACAGGCACTTCAAAGAGCAGCGCAAGCCCAACTCTTTGAACTCAATGATGAACTAACAAGAGCAAACTTCAGAAACATCGTTGAACCATACCTCCGTGATATTCAGGCAAAGAGAGGTCTTTATGGATTCCTTGTTGTTTGCGATACCACAAACAACACTCCTGATGTTATTGATAACAACGAATTCAGAGCAGACATCTATCTGAAACCTGCTAAGTCTATTAACTATGTAACACTTACCTTTGTTGCCACAAGAACAGGTGTAAGTTTTGAAGAAGTAGCTGGTACAGTTTGATTTTAATTAAACCATCAAAAAGGAGGAACTAAAAAATGGCACACACAATTCAAAATTTCAAATCAGCACTTGTTGGGGGCGGCGCCCGCCCCAATCTATTTGAAGTTAATATTCCATCTCCACCAGCTGGAGTTAATTTAACTGCAAATTTCCCCATTCTCTGTAAGGCAGCTGCATTACCAGCATCAAATGTTGGTCAAATTGATGTTCCTTTCAGAGGAAGAATTTTCAAAGTTGCTGGAGATCGCACATTTGATACTTGGCAGATTACTGTCATTAATGATCAAGATTTTACAATCAGAAGTGCATTTGAGACTTGGATGCAATCTATTGCTCAATATGGAGATGGAAGTGGTTTTACCAATCCAGCAGATTATATGAGAGATGCATTCGTCAAGCAATTCAAAAGAGGGAAAAGCAACTTGGGAACAGGTGTTGCTGAAGGTACTGGACTTGAAGTTGTAAAAACTTATCAATTCTATGATATTTTCCCAACACAGATTTCAGCAATTGACCTTTCATATGATACTGCTGATACTATTGAAGAATTTACAGTTGAATTCCAAGTTCAGTACTGGACACCTGCTGCAAATAAAGCATAATAAATAGTCTAAAGATAAAGACTAAAAAAATAAATTATGGCTAAATTATTTGGATTCTCTATTGAGAACACTGAACCAATATCACCCACTGCAGTTTCCCCCGTACCTCCTAATAATGAGGATGCGTCGGATCACTACTTAAGCAGTGGGTTTTTTGGTTCTTATGTAGATATTGAAGGTGTTTATAGAACTGAATTTGATTTAATCAAAAGATATCGTGAAATGGCACTTCATCCAGAATGTGATAGTGCAATTGAAGACATTGTAAACGAAGCAATTGTAAGCGACACAAATGATAGTCCAATAGCCATTGAACTTTCAAATCTGAATGCAAGTGACGGAATTAAGAATAAAATTAGAAAGGAATTTAAGTACATTCTCGAACTCCTGGATTTTGATAAGAAATCTCACGAAATTTATAGAAATTGGTATGTTGATGGAAGACTTTATTATCACAAAGTAATTGACCTTAAAAATCCAGAAGCAGGTATTCAAGAACTCAGATATATTGACGCAATGAAAATGCGTTATGTAAGGCAGACAAAGAAGAAAGAAGGAGATAAGTATAGGGTTGCAAATAGAAATATTGACAACCCAATGGATTTTGAGTTTCCTGAAATCGAGGAATATTTTGTTTACAATCCAAAAATGACTTATCCAACAGGCACTCCAGCACCTGGAGCTCTTGGTGGTTCAAGTCAAGGAATCAAAATGTCCAGAGATTCGGTTACTTATTGCACTTCTGGTCTAGTAGATAGAAACAAGGGGTCAACTCTTTCATATCTTCACAAAGCAATTAAATCACTCAATCAATTGAGAATGATTGAGGATAGTCTTGTCATCTACAGATTATCTCGCGCACCAGAAAGAAGAATTTTCTACATCGATGTTGGCAATCTTCCTAAAGTTAAAGCAGAGCAATATCTCAGAGATGTGATGATGCGCTATCGTAACAAACTTGTATATGATGCAAGTACTGGAGAAATCCGTGATGATAAGAAATTCATGGCTATGCTTGAGGATTTTTGGCTTCCACGTAGAGAAGGTGGTAGAGGAACTGAAATCACTACTCTTCCTGGCGGACAAAATCTTGGAGAAATTACTGATATTGAATATTTCAAGAAGAAACTCTATCGTTCACTTAATGTTCCACCATCAAGAATGGATGGAGAAGGTGGATTTAATCTTGGACGTTCATCAGAAATTCTTCGTGATGAAATCAAATTTACTAAGTTTGTTGCACGTTTAAGAAAAAGATTTGCTGCAATGTTCAGTGATATGCTGAAAACGCAATTAATTCTTAAGAACATTATCACTCCAGAAGATTGGGCAGTGATGGATGAGCATATTCAATTTGATTTTCTTTATGATAATCATTTTAGTGAACTTAAAGATGCAGAACTTCTAAATGAAAGATTGAATATGGTACAAGTTGCAGAACCATATATTGGAAAATACTTCTCACAAGATTATGTACGACGTAAGATTCTTCGCCAAACAGATCAAGAAATTATTGAGCAGGACGCACTGATTAAACAAGAAATTAAAGATGGAATTATTCCAGATCCAAGTATTCCAGTTGATCCAATGACAGGAATGCCAATAGACCCAAATGCCCCAATGGGAGATTTGGGAAAACCAGTAATGGAACCAAATACTGATGGAGTAAAAGGTGGTGGTGCCACCGAAGCAGATGGTAGAGCAGCTGAACTAGATAGCTCTATTACAAAAATGCCCAAAGGAGGGCAGATATAAATACTAACGACTAATTATTGAAAGTATAAAAAATGGATGAACTAATGGATATGCTTGCTACTGATGAGTCACCCTCACAGATTAGCGATAAAATTAAAGATTTGCTTTTTGCAAAATCTGCTGAAAGAATTGATGCTTTCCGTCCTATGGTAGCTAATTCAATCTTTGGCGAAGAAGAAGTAGAAGATACCTATGAGGTTGATGAGACTGAGAATGGGGTAGATGGAGAAGAGTG